CCCTTTGAGGGTGACAACTGTGGTCAAGTATTTCTACATTATAACAATGTAAACGGTCAGTTTAAAGACTTAAATGTATTTGACGGAAGAGAAAAACTTGGATTACCTGCATGGCGTAAGAAAAATAGATAGTATATTAAAAACTTATAAATATAAGAGAGATTTAATGTATAGGAATTTGACTAATGGCAACAATACAAAATATCACGATTGACCAAGACGCTGATTACACAGAAACTTTAACTATTAAAGATTCGACAGGTACAGTTGTAAACTTAACAGGACAGACGATAACAAGTAAGATAAGAAAGACCCACTTATCAACATCTTCTACCTCTTTAACTACTGCTATCATAGGTGCAACTGCAGGTACTTGCTCAATAACATTAACAGATACAGTTACCTCAGGACTTTCTGAAGGTAGATATGTATGGGATTTAACAACTACCGATGGTTCTGGTATAATCACTAGACGAATCGAGGGAAGAGCAACAGTCACACCAAGCGTGACTAGATAGTTATGTCAACTAAAGATTATCTTGACAGTAAATGGCCTGATCTACATTCTCAACCGACTATCGAGAAACCGATTAGTGAAGTGAATGAGATTGATGAAGACATTGAGAAACAGATAAGACAACTACAAGAACAAAAATTTAATAAAGGTATTCAGAACGTATTACCTAAAGAAGTTGATCTACTCGGACATAGACTAGATAGTTTTCTATCAACTGTAAAAGTAGAGAAACAACAACTTGAAGAAAAAGTTAAGAAAGAAGAAATTAAGATAGGTGCTTTAGAGGATCTTTTCTCTACACTAAAACAAGAGAAGAAACCTGTTGAAGAAAAGAAAGAAGAACCTAAAGTTGAGATTAAGAAAGAACCTAAGAAGATTGAGGCAAATGCAATCAAGTCACAAGAGATTGAGGCAGCTTCAAGTGTTTTAGAATATCTACTACCTAAAGAAGTACCAGAATATGACGAAGGTATAATAGCTAAAGTATCTAAGCAGATTTCAGAAATGAAAGTTGCCAATGAGTTAGAGAAAGATAAGATATCTAAACTTAGGTCTATTGATAGTTTAGAAAAACTTACAGAAGAATTTTTAAGATTTAAGAACGTTACTTCTGTTCAACTATCTACACTTGGTGGAGGTGGTTCAGTAAGACTACTTGATAATGATGATGTTGATATTTCATCTATTGGTAATGGTAAGATATTAGAATACAATTCGACTACTGAAAAAATGCAGTTTGTCGCAAGTGGCGATTCTGTTAATAACTTAGAAGTTTTAGGAACAATAATATTTGAAGGTGCAACTGCTGACGATTTCGAAACTACTGTGAGTGTTGTTGATCCTACAGCAGATAGAACAATAACTTTACCCAATGCTTCGGGTGCGATACCTGTTTTAGCCGCTGCAAGTAATACACAAATAACTGCTACACCAGAAGAATTAAATCATGTAGACGGAGTGACAGGTAATATACAAACAGCATTAGATTCTAAGGCAACTGAAGCATTTGCAATCGCACAAGCAGTCGCTCTAGGATAACTAAATAGTACTATAAGGAAAAATTATGGCAATACCAAATACAAAAGCTACATTAAAAGAATACTGTCTAAGATCATTAGGTAAACCTGTGATCGATATAAACGTTGATGACGAACAAGTAGATGATAGAATAGACGAGGCAGTACAATACTTTTGCCAATATCATAGTGATGGTGTTGAAAGAATGTATTTAAAATATCAAGTAACGGCTGCTGATGTTACTCGTATGACTACTGATTCTAGCGAAACAATTACAGAGAATGGTGTTACTACTACTTGGAAACAAGGAAGTAACTTTCTTATAGTTCCTGAAACAGTTATATCTGTTGTCAATGTATTTCCTTTATCAGATAGAGCAAATCTAAATATATTTGATGTTAAGTATCAACTAAGATTAAATGACCTGTATGATTTTTCATCTACAAGTATTGTTCACTATGAAATGACAATGAAACATTTAGATTTCTTAGATCATGTATTAGTTGGTGAAAAACCAATGAGATTCAATCATCTATCAAATAAATTATTTCTTGATATGGATTGGAAAAATGATATCACAGCAGGCGAGTTTTTAATCTTTGAAGTTTTTAGAAGATTAGATCCTGCAACAAGTACAGATATGTTTGATGACCTTTATCTAAAGAGATATACAACAGCATTAATTAAAAGACAATGGGGACAAAACCTGTCTAAATTTAACGGTACAGCAATGTTAGGTGGAGTTACACTTAACGGACCTGAATTATTTTCTACAGCAATAGCAGAACAACAAAAACTTGAAGAAGAAATAAGATTAAATTATGAAGAACCTGCACATATGCAACAAGGATAAAAACTAAATGCCAACTAACGTTTATTTCAGCACTGGCACAACGTCTGAGCAAAAACTATATGAAGATTTAATTATAGAACAGCTTAAGATATATGGTCAAGATGTTTATTACCTACCGAGAAAGATAGCAAATAAAGATACTATCTTCGGTGAGGACCCTGCTTCATCTTTTGATGACTCGTACATTATAGAAATGTATGTTGACAACACAGATGGTTACATGGGTGAACAAGAGATAATCAAGAAGTTTGGTTTAGAATTAAGAGATGATATTAAGTTTACTGTATCTAAATTGAGATGGGAAACTTTAGTATCTAACAATAGTGATTTACAGAATACAACTAGACCTAACGAAGGTGATTTAGTTTATTTCCCTACAACAAAAGCATTCTTTGAGATACAGTTTGTTGAACACGAACAACCTTTCTATCAACAAAGTGCTTTACCTGTTTACAAATTATCTTGTACTAAATGGGAATACAGTTCTGAAAGAATTGATACAGGTATTACAGAAATTGATGCTACTGAGGATGCTCTATCAACTGATACAATGAACTTCCAATTTAGTTTAGAAACTGGTACATCTGCTTCAGGTGCCATTACACTAGAGAGTGATATAGGTGATAATAATTATCTTATCAATGAAAGCTTTACAATGGCAACACAACAACCTGTAGATCAAGGAAAAGCATTTGAAACTGCTGCAGGAACAAATACATCATCAACAGAAGACGACATATTAGATTTCAGCGAAAGAAATCCTTTTGGAGAAGTTGATGATTATTAAATATATATTATTAAAAATCAATCACTACTCAACTGCATTGACAAGTTGGTCATGGCAGAAACTATGGGGTGATAGAAAAAAAGGTTATGGGTATAAAAATAATGGACAGAGATAGACACTTACAATTGAAAGTACATCACAATAGAACTTTGAAAGAAGAAAAAGAAAAATTACTTTTCAAAAATCTTCGAACAGAGGTAAATGCTGGTGCGAACGGTACACAAGATTATATAATTAAAAAAGGTCAGAACACTGGCAAGATAGCAGATAAAGGACAATAATGTTTGGACAACACTTCTACCATAAATCAATAAGAAATACTGTAATTGCTTTCGGTACGATATTTAATAATATCAATATCAAGAGATTGGATTCTAGCGGGAATCCTTTACAGACAGTTAGAGTGCCTTTATCATATGCACCTAAAGAAAAGTTTATTGCAAGACTAGATCAAAATGCAAACTTAACTGGATCGGATTCAAGTGTGGCGATTACTCTACCTCGTATGTCCTTTGATGTGAACAGTTATAGTTATGATCCTTCTCGTAAGTTAAATAAAAATCAAAAAGTAAGTGTGGCAAAAAATGCTACTGGAGATGAGAAAAAACTATATACTCAATTTTCTCCTGTGCCTTACAATGTAGGTTTTGAATTAAATGTATTTACTGCAACTTCGGATGACGGTCTACAAATTATAGAACAGATACTACCATACTTTCAACCAGACTATACAGTAACTATGATTATTGATAGAGATATTATGAATACGAAAAGAGATATTCCTTTCATATTAGATAGTGTTGATTATAGCGATAGTTATACAGGTGAATTAACAGAAAGAAGAAGAATTATCTATACACTAAAGTTTACTGCAAAGATATATCTATATGGACCAGTTAGTTCAACTGCTATCATAACTAAAGTATCAGCTGATCTATATACTGATCTACAAGCAAAAAATCCATCTCGTAGTGAAAGAGTTACGGTTACACCTAATCCTACAAGTGCCGATAAAGATGATGTCTATACATACACAGACACACTAGAATTTTTTAATGATGGCTTGAATTATGATGAGTCAACTGGAGAAGATAAATAATAACAGAAGGTTTTTAAAATGAGTAATATTGACGATAAGTTAAATGAAGTACTAAACATCGCCGAAGAAGTACTAGAATCAAAAGAAGAAAAGAATCCTTTAGAGATAGTAAAAGATAAACCTGTTCCTGTAGTCATACCAGAAGGTGATGATGTAGAAACAGATTTTGAAACTGGTAGAGGTGAACTTTATAGGTTACTAGAAAAAGGTAACGAGGCAATAGACGGTATACTATCACTTGCAAAAGAGGGTGAGCATCCTCGTGCATATGAAGTGGCAGGTCAGTTAATCAAAACTCAAAGTGAACTTGCACAGAATCTATTAGACTTACAAGATAAACTTAAAAAGATTAAAGATGTTAAGGGCGATAGTCCTAAGAATGTCACTAATGCTTTATTTGTAGGATCAACAACTGAACTACAAAAAATGATAAAGAATAACAAAAATAAAAAATAATGGGAACTTTAGACCAATACTTAGGTAATCCAAATCTAAAAAAGGCACACACTAAATCACGATTTACTCCTAAACAAGTAGATGAAGTGATGAAGTGTCTTGGAGATCCTAAATATTTTATAGAAAACTATTTAAAAATTGTCACAATTGATAAAGGTCTTGTGCCTTTTGAGATGTATGACTTTCAGCGGAACATGGTAGATACTTTTCACGACAATAGGTTTACAATATGTAAATTACCTAGACAGAGTGGTAAGTCAACTATCATTGTATCCTACCTCTTACATTACGTTTTGTTTAACGATAATGTGAACGTTGCAATACTAGCCAACAAATCTTCTACGGCGAGAGATTTACTAGGTCGATTGCAACTTGCTTACGAACACTTGCCTAAATGGATGCAACAAGGCGTTCTCAACTGGAATAAAGGATCACTCGAACTAGAAAACGGAAGTAGAATCGTTGCGGCTTCAACTTCATCAAGTGCTGTTCGAGGTAGTACCTTTAATATAATATTCTTAGATGAGTTTGCCTATGTACCCAATAACATCGCCGAAGAATTTTTTAGTTCTGTATATCCTACAATATCATCTGGTAAATCTTCAAAGGTTATGATTGTATCTACACCTCACGGAATGAATATGTTTTATAAGATGTGGATGGATGCTGTCAATAAGAAAAGTACTTTTGTTCCTGTTGAAGTACATTGGTCAGAAGTGCCTGGTCGTGATGAAGAATGGAAAGAACAAACAATAAAGAACACAAGTGAGTCACAGTTTCAGACCGAGTTTGAATGTGAATTCTTAGGTAGTGTTGATACACTTATCAATGCACAAAAATTAAAAACAATGGCAGTCATAGACCCAAAGAGAAGTCCAGGTGGATTAGATGTTTATGAATTGCCTATCAAAGATCATACATACGTCATCACGGTAGACGTAGCTAGAGGTGTACAGAACGATTACTCTGCTTTCATAGTTGTTGACTCAACGCAGGCGCCATATAAGATTGTCGCAAAGTACAGAAACAATGAAATTAAACCTATCGTGTTTCCTAACATATTAAAGAAAGTAGCAGAACATTATAACAAGGCATATGTTCTAATAGAGATTAATGATCTAGGTCAACAAGTGGCAGACGCAATGCAATTTGAACTTGAATACGATAACATGATGATGGTTACACAACGAGGTCGTGCCGGTCAAGTATTGGGTGGAGGATTTAGTGGTAGAGGTAATCAACTAGGTGTGAGAATGACTAAAGGTACTAAAAAAATCGGAACTTCAAATATGAAAAGTCTGATAGAAGGTGACAAGTTAATCATTAATGACTTTGATATTATATCAGAGTTATCAACGTTTATATCAAAAGGTAAATCTTATGAGGCTGAAACAGGCGCTCATGATGATTTGGTAATGTGTATAGTTATCTTTTCTTGGGTTGCTAATCAGAGATATTTTAAAGAATTAACAAATGTAGATGTACGAGGTCAAATGTTTGCAGATCAAAAGAACGCAATTGAGGCAGACATGGCACCCTTTGGATTCATAGATAATGGAATAGATGATCCTGAAGGAAAAGATGGTTATTTTGATGACGCAGGTGTATTGTGGCAACCTGTCACTTATCGTAAGGGCGAATAGTACAGATTTTGATACATATAAATATCTGTATAAAAGGGTTATAACTAATAAAGATTAAACTTAATATTAAGGAGAACTAATATGGCTTTTCAAGTATCACCAGGTGTT